AGTTGTGGGTGATGCTCAAGATTTATTAAAAATGAAACCTGTTGAAAGACAAGCAGTTACAAACGAAAGAATTGCACAAGATGAAACTTTTTTAGATACTGATTTTTCACAACCAGAATTACAAGGACTACAATCGGTGAATACACAAATGGTAAAAGATAGAGTAGCTCGAGAAAGAGCAGCGGAAGAAGCCAAAAGGATGGCCGGAAGAAACAGACCTAAGCAGAGCTTTACATTAGAACCTTTTCTTGGTATAAGTTCGTTCGATCAAGAGGTGTGAACTAACTAACAGGAAAGAGATATGGCTGAAATAGACGATACAATATCAAATCAACCAATAAGTGATGATGCTTTTTTAGAACAAGAAGTTTCAACTCCAGATGAAGAAATAGAATCATCTGAAGGTGTTGAAGTTACTATGGATGAAGAAGGTGGAGCCGAAATAGATTTCGATCCTAATTCAGTAGCCGGAACAGAATCAGATCAACATTTTTCTAACTTAGCAGAAATTATGGACGATCAATACCTAGACGAACTAGGTTCAAAACTTTACGATCAATATACAGAATACAAAGAGTCTCGTGCAGATTGGGAACAGTCTTATAGAGAAGGTTTAGATTTATTAGGTTTCAAATACGAGAGACGTACTGAACCTTTTAGAAATGCATCTGGAGTTAATCATCCAGTTCTTGCAGAAGCCGTTACACAGTTTCAAGCACAAGCATATAAAGAATTATTACCAGCAGATGGTCCGGTTAGATCACAAGTATTAGGAGACTTAACAGATCAGAAACAAGATCAAGCAACTAGAGTTAAAGATTTCATGAATTATCAAATCATGGATCAAATGGAAGAGTATGAACCTGAGTTTGACCAAATGCTTTTCTATTTACCTTTATCCGGATCTACATTTAAGAAAATTTACTACGATGACTTACTTGGAAGAGCTGTATCTAAATTTATTCCAGCAGATGATTTAATTGTACCTTATTCAGCAAATTCTTTAGAAGACGCAGAAGCAATTGTGCATGTTTTAAAAATGTCTGAGAACGAATTAAGAAAACAACAAGTTTCAGGTTTTTATAAAGACATACCATTAGGAGAACCTCCAGTTACTGAAAACCAATTGGAAGATAAGAAATTACAACTTGAAGGAATCTCTAAAGATGGACAACAAGATCAATTTAACATTTTAGAAATGCATCTTGATTTAGATTTAGAAGGTTTTGAAGATGTTGGACAAGATGGTGAGGCCACTGGAATTAAAATTCCTTACATCGTAACTATTTTAGAATCTACTAATAAAATTTTATCTATTAGAAGAAACTACACTGAAGATGATCCTTTAAAAGAAAAAATAAAATACTTTGTACAGTTTAAATTTTTACCCGGTACAGGTTTTTATGGTTTTGGTTTAATTCACATGATTGGTGGTTTAACTAGAACTGCCACAGCAGCATTAAGACAATTATTAGATGCAGGAACTTTAGCAAACTTACCCGCTGGTTTTAAAACTAGAGGAATAAGAATTAGAGATGATGCACAACCTTTACAACCTGGTGAGTTCAGAGATGTTGATGCTCCAGGAGGAAATATTAAAGATCAGTTTATGCAATTACCATTTAAAGGACCTGATCAAACTTTATTACAATTAATGGGAGTAGTAGTTCAAGGTGCTCAGCGATTCGCGAGCATTGCAGATGCACAAGTTGGTGATATGAACCAAGCTGCGGCGGTTGGAACAACTGTTGCATTATTGGAGCGTGGCTCTCGGGTGATGTCAGCTATTCACAAAAGATTATACGTAGGTCTTAAACAAGAGTTCAAATTATTAGCGGAAGTATTTAAAACTTACCTTCCACCGGAATATCCTTATGACGTTCCTGGTGCATCAAGAAATGTTAAGGTTACAGACTTTGATGACAAGGTAGATATCTTACCTGTTGCTGATCCTAACATTTTTTCTCAAACACAAAGAATTTCAATGGCGCAAACTCAATTACAATTAGCGCAATCGAATCCTCAAATACATGATTTGTATCAAGCGTATAGATCTATGTACCATGCAATTGGAGTAAAAAATATAAATGCGATTTTACCTCAACCGGCTCAACCTACACCTTTAGATCCAAGTTTAGAAGAGATTGCAGCAATGGCTGGAACACCTTTTCAAGCTTTCCCAGGACAAGATCATCAAGCACACATTGATTCTCATTTAAGTTTCATGAGATCTAATATGGTGCAAAATAATCCAGTGGTTATGGGTGCATTACAGAAAAATATTCTGGAAAGAATTTCTTTAATGGCACAAGAACAAATTCAAATGGAGTTCAGAGAAGAAATACAAAAAGCTCAACAAATGCAACAAGCAATTCAAGCTAATCCACAGAATCAACAACTGATTCAAGAAGCAACTCAATTAACTAATACAGTTAATGCTAGAAAAGCAGTTCTAATTGCTGAAATGACTAAAGACTACATGAATGAAGAAGAACAACTTACAGGTGGTTTAGGTGGAGATCCTTTAATTAAGTTAAAAGCAAGAGAAGTGGATCTTAGAGCACAAGAAAACAAAAGAAAAGAGGACGAAGGTCAAGAAAGAATCAACATAGACAAGATGAAAGCTATGATGAATCAATCACAACACGAAGATAAGCTAGAACAGAACGAAGATTTAGCTGAATTGCGTGCAGACACATCTTTAACTAAACAAATCATGGCTGACGAAAGTAAAAAACATGATTTTGGTAGAAATTTTAGAAAAAAATAGATATAATAAAACATTAAGGAGAAAAATATGGACAAAGACTGGCAAAGAGGATCTGGATACGTTAAGGCACCTAAAATTGAAAAAGAATTAGGCGTTGGCAAAGATGGTTACCAAACTGGTGGTATTGATATCACTAAGGAAGTACCTAATCCAACAGAATCTCAAACTATTACTGTAAAAGGTACTAGAAGAATGAGAGCTGATAAAAAACCTGTAAAAGCTACTTGGTACTAACATGTGGTTGTCGGCAATTAAGTTAGCCGTTTCTGCAGGAAGTAAAATTTACGCTAATAAGCAGAGAACTAAGATGGCTATGTCTGACGCGCAGTTAATGCACGCTCAGAAGATGGCTACTGGTGCAGAAGCTTACCAAGGGAAACTTTTAGAATCTAGAAATTCAGATTGGAAAGACGAATTTATTTTACTTTTACTTTCGGTCCCTATCGTAATGTTAGGATGGAGTGTCTGGTCAGATAATCCTGTACATATGGAGAAAATGGAGTTATTCTTCATACACTTTGGAAATTTACCAATATGGTATCAAACCATTTTTGTTGGGGTCATAGCGAGTGTCTATGGACTTAAGGCAACAAATCTGATAAAACAAAAATAACAACGGAGAAACTATTATGAGACAAAACGGAGTAAGATCAAATGTTAGATTTCCATACGGAAAATCTGCAAAAAAACAAGGCGCTAACGCTAGACTTGACGAATCTCTAGGAATGAGACAAGGCAAAGAATCTACTAAATCACAAAGTTATAAATCTAGAAGAGACGAATCTAGAGGAGCAAGCAAGTAATGAATTCATCTAGAATGAATAGACTTGAAGAACTTGGAAGAGTTGATTCTGAAAAAGCTTACACTAAAAAAGGTAAAAGAAATCTTAAAGACGAAAAGAAAAGAGTTGTAAGAGAAATTGCAGGCTATGCTAATGGTGGAATGGTTACAGTTTCTGGTAGAGGCCAAGGTAAAGTTATGTCCGGTAGAAACAAAAAAACTTATATCTGCTAATGAGTATTTTTGGAATAGCTTTAAGAGGATATGGTATGCTTAAGAAAGGCAAAAAAGCCTATGACACTATTAAATCTGTTAAAGTTGGAAAAAATTTAAAAAAGAAAAGAGATGTTCAAGATAGTGTAGTTAAAACAAAAGATAAAGTTATGGAGTCTTTGGATACAAAAGGTAAACTAGATGTTAGAACTAAAGTTAAACTTTCTGATACTAATAAAGCAGTAGCTAAAATTGTAGATAAAAAATAATGAACAAACTAAAAGCATTATATAGAAAACTAGTAGACAAAATCTTTGGTAAAAGATGTTCATGTCCTGAAGACATGTTAAGAAAACATCAACCGATGAGATGTAAACTTTGTGGTACAATCCATGGCTAAAACTGCCGCATGGCAAAGAAAAGAAGGCAAGTCTAAATCAGGTGGACTTAATGCTAAAGGTGTAGCATCTTACAGAAAAGCTAATCCCGGATCAAAATTAAAAACAGCAGTAACTACTAAACCCTCAAAATTAAAAGCCGGAT